AATGCGCCGGTTAGCGTAATAAGCTCTTATTTAAATGCGATCAATAGTTTTTACGATAAACAAATACGAAATTTGACAGGACCACGAGAGCACAGTTATAATCAACAATTAGTATTTGATAACAACAGTCTTGAAACAAAACAAGCCACCTTTTTCACATATAGCAAAGACACCAATAATGTTTATCCTTGTAGTCCAAGTATTTTAGGTAATTCTAAATTTGAATATTGCGGTCCTCAAGCATATTATGAGAGCCCGCGTTTCTAAATATTTTTATATATATTTTTATACATAAAAATATTTTAATAAAGTTTATTAATATATGTTTCTATTTTGTATAGCTATGAAAAATAAAGGCTGCGCTTGCTCCTAATAATTGCGCAATTACAAATATCATAAATTTGACAATATCCATTTTGTTAGACAACAACATCATAAAACTTACTGCGGGATTAAAATTACCGCCTGATACTTTACCGCCAAAATAAATAACGGATGCAAGGGCAATACCGATTGCTAAAGCATCACCTGTTTTTAATATTACCCCTAAGAAAATAAAAGTTCCTATAAATTCCGTAAAAAATTCTAAAAACATACTTTATATATATTTATAAATGATTATAAATTGTTATAAATTGTTATAAATTATTATAAATTGTTATAAATATTTATTAATTGTTATAAATTATTATAAATTGTTATAAATATTTATAAATTGTTATAAATTGTTATAAATATTTATAAATTATAATAAATATTTATTAATTATTATAAATTATTATAAATAATTAGCATATTTATTTTTACCATAAATAAACATGACTTAAAATCTTTGCATTATAATAACCGTTTGATTTTCTTTTTTCGAGTGCAATAGCTGCTCCTCGTTTTTTGGTTCCTGAATGCCTATTAAAATAGTTTTGCATGCGTTTGCGATTATTATGGTTTTTATGTGAATATAGTTTAAGCGGAGTTCTATCTTTATATTGTTCATAATCTGAAGCACCAAAATGTATTTTGCGTATTTTTTTTGTTGCTTTATTTTGAATATATGCAGTATATTTTTTGCCACTAATTTTGCTTTTTTCAAATTTAATTAGTGTTTCTTTCATTTTTATATATATAATAAAGATATATAAAGATAATATTACAAAATATATTTTATAACCCTATATTATAGCAATATTATGCCTACGCATATACCTATAAAATATTTGCCTAAAAGGCTTAGTTTTAGAGACAGAAAACGGCAACTTAGACAGCTTAAGAGATCGCGTAATGCTTATAAGAAGCATATTTATATTACACGTAAAAAGGTTAAATCATATAAATCCAAAAAATCAAAGCACATATTAAAAGCGGAGCGTATATATAAATTGGCTAATCTCTCTATAAATGCCAATCTCTCTAGAAAGACGGGGTGCTCTATAAATTCGCTGCGCAAAATTATGAAAAAAGGGCAAGGAGCGTATTATTCTTCTGGGTCAAGACCCAACCAAACGGCACATAGTTGGGGATTAGCCCGCCTAGCAAGCTCAATAAGTGGCGGGAAAGCGGCAGCAGTTGATTATAACATATTAAAGTCCGGTTGCTCACATAATTCTAAGGCTTTAAAATTGGCAAATCAAGCAAAGAAAAAGCATGGGCATGGTACTCGTAAGGTGCCTAAAACAATATTATAGCTAATTCTTTATATTTGTTTTACTATATATAATTCCGCCATGTTAGCGCTGCCACATTAGCCCCGCAAGCCCGTTTTGAAATACTAATAAATTATATTTTTCTTCAATAACATATAAATTATAATAATATTTATAAATATTTGTAGGGTCTTTTGAAACGCCTATTACTACTCCAGTTAATGGATCACATATTGGTATAAAAGCAGCACTCGCATCTAATGGCGGATTACTATAATTATTATATTCAAATTCAATTGTTTTGAAAAAATTAGTATTAAATGCTCCATTAGGCTGCTGCTTAAACGGATCACTTGTTAACCCAAAATTATAACAATATAAACCCACCTTTGAACATGATCCGTTAGATTTACCATACTTTTCCAATTTACTAAATATGGCACTATCAAAATCATATTCTCTGTATTTACCATCACAAATTATTGCAAAGTTTTTCAGTATTTCGCACTGATTTGTTTGCTCAGTTGCAGATGGACTATTGCCCGTAATATAAATATTTCTTGAAATATCGGAACTATAACTAAATAATGGACTATAATATTTATGATTATTAATATATAATTTTTGTAAATCATTTGGGATCTTATTTTCATACAACCAATTTGTATAATTAGACCACTCATTGCGCTCTTTAACATCGCTTCTTTGAAAATACCACATCCAATTTTTTATTAATCCGTTAGACTCCAACTTAATTTTATTAGATTTAATAACTTTCTCAAACGCATATTCATTAACTTCACGAATTAAATAAGTTTGGCTATTTTGCGCAAAATATGTTCGCTCTTGTTCGCCTAAAAAACATTGCGTACATATTAAATGAATATCGCTGTTAATTCGCGACGGCAAATCTTTATAGCTATCAACATCTTTTACTAATTCACTTTCTGGTGGAGGATTAATAAACCTTTTAAATTGGTATTCTATTATGTTTTGGTTTGCTTGTATTTGCGGATAATTATTATATGGTATACTATTTCTTGGATTACTATATAATACGTCTTTTATTGTAAATAACTCTTGTAATGGTCTTAATGTAAAATTAATCACTAATTCACTATATTGTAAACAAATCAATGGAAATGCCATTATTGAAGACAATGTAAACCATGAATTTATTGGTATATATAAACTATATTCACGGATTGAGGGTTCTATTCCGCTTATATCAGAAGACCCGTCTTTGTAGACACTTGGATAATTATTATTTCTATTATTGTAATTTGCCGGATCGTTTAACTCATCAATATGACCAGTCATAATATCAAATAGCCCTTTCTTGTGTGCATCATAATCACGCTCTACAATGTTTTGTAAATAATGTCCGCTAAATTTTTGAATTATTGAACCATTTATAGTTATATTGACACTTTCAATAATTTGACATCCAATATGTTTTATCCACTTAAACTCATATGGCCTGTATTCGCTAACACTAGACGTAATATTAGAAGTAATACCAGAACTAGATGTAGTCCTAGTAGTACTAGTAGTAGTATATTTCAATATTGGACTATATATTCTTGGCAATTTTACAACTAAATAAGTATCCATTAATAAATCGCCGTAACGCTGTATTTTAAAACTATAGCTCGAGCTTTTAGTTATATCTAATTCCATTTGTCCTGTTTGGTCTATTCTAAATTTTTGTAATCCAAAATTAGTATACTTATAATATGCAGATTTAAAAAAGGTATTGGTAGGATTGCCTGTCAAAATAATATTTTGGTTTCCTAATGCTATTAAATTTAATAATCCTCCTGCCATATTATAATATATTATATTAATTAATATAATATATTATATTTATTTATGTTATAATCTCTATTTTTAAATTAAAATTTAACATAAATTTTATATAATATATTATATAATATATTATATAAAATAATATAATATGTCTTCTCGATTAATGGATTTAGATAGTAATCAATATTTTTATATAACATTAGTAATAATTATATTTATATTACTAATTCTATTTAGCTGGGTTGCAAATAGACTGGGTTTAAAAGATAGATCATGCGATAAATTAGCAAGATATTGGCCAACATTAACAAATACTTCCTATTTTAGATCACAAACAGAGTTAAAACCCGACGCTAGAGATTTATTTGATGGATCTTCTTGCAAATTAATAAATTATCATGTCAAAAGCGCTTATAATTGTTGCTGCGGAGATGGCTACAAAAACAATTTTGTAGCTTTATGTGCTTTAGAAAAAGCTATTGCTAATGGTTGCCGATTTTTAGATTTTGAGATATATTCATATAATAATGACCCTATTGTTGCCTCGTCAACCGCTGAAAATAATTATATTAAAGAAACTTATAATTCGCTTTTATTAGAAGAAGTGC